GTGCAGAGCTCCGGCAAGCTGGGTCCACAAGGTGTTCGTGATGCTCTAAGCAAAATGACACCCGAGGCTCGCAATTGTCTTACCATCGAGAATGATGAAATGACCTGGGGTATTGACTCAAGCATTGAATTGGTCAAAGACTGTGCTCTGGTCATGGACATTCACCATCATTGGATTAATTCTGGAGAATATATTGAAGCAACTGACGATCGTGTTAAAAGGATTATTGATAGTTGGCGTGGTGTTCGCCCTGTGTTACATTACAGTTTATCACGGGAAGACTGTCTTATTGACCATCCCGGACACATCCGTCCCCATCTTCCGACCCTCTTAGAGCAGGGCTACAAGAAACAGAAACTCAGAGCACATTCAGAATTTTACTGGAACACAGCAGTGAATGAATGGGCCTTGACATTCCGTGACGACTTTGACATCATGTGCGAAAGCAAGGCTAAAAATCTATCCAGCTTTGCACTCTATGAACAGAGTCTTAAGCAGCCGGCTTTGCTTTTGGTTTAGGCGGTGCTTTTGGTTTAGGCGGTGCTTTTGCCGTTGCAGTCTTTGGAGCAGCAGACTTTTTAGCTGGTTGTTGCTTTTTAGGCGCGGGCTTTTTAGCAGGTGCTTGTTCAACTACAGCTGTCGGAGCAACTGCCTCTGCCACAACAACTACTGCATCAACTACTGGTGCAGGTGCTGCCTCAACTACTGGCACCGCAACTGGTGACATTGGATTAATAGATGATGTGTCTATTTTATACGGTGCTTCAGCAGGTGTCGGTGCAGGTGCAGTGTCCTTGGCTCCGAAAAGTTTCTTAATAAATCCGATCATATCGAAATCTCCTTAGGAATTTATTTAGCGGTAAATACAAGTATGGAATTTAAATTCATTCAAAAGTTTATAATCGAAGGCAAAAAAGACAAACTCATACAGTTAACATTGCCCTACGACCGTGATGAGTTGGCACCAATAAAATCCAAAGAAACTATAGATTATCACTACGGTACACTGTACAAGGCCTATGTTGATCGATATAACAAGGGCGAGGGTGATGACAACTTCAACGAAGCTGGTGCGTTTTTGCATAATATCTATTTTGGTCAACTGCAAAAACCAGAAGGGGCCAACAGACCCTACGATGCTATTTTACAGTTTATAGAAAAGCACTTTGATACTTTTGATCGTTTCAAAGAAGAATTTGAAAAAACAGCCATGAGTATACAGGGCAGTGGATGGGCATATCTAGCTCGAGATGGCGAGATCAAAACCATTGTGAATCACGAAATCAGGAACGATATTGTGCTGTTAATTGATTGGTGGGAACACGCTTGGGCGCTGGATTATCAGGCAGACAAAAAGAAATACTTGCAAAACATATGGAAAATAATCGATTGGAGGATAATCAATGGCGTACTCGGACAAGGTAATTGATCACTATGAAAATCCCAGGAATGTGGGGTCTTTTGACAAGAGTGATCCTGATATTGGTACTGGTATGGTTGGCGCACCTGCTTGCGGCGACGTAATGAAATTACAAATAAAGGTTGATCATGATACAGGTATTATTACAGATGCAAAATTTAAAACGTATGGCTGCGGATCGGCTATTGCGAGCTCGAGCCTCATTACGGAGTGGGTCAAAGGCAAAACACTCGACCAAGCCGGAGCAATCAAAAACTCCGACATCGCCCAAGAACTAGCACTACCCCCAGTTAAGATACACTGTAGTATTCTAGCAGAAGATGCTATCAAAGCAGCCGTTGATGATTATCGTAACAGACACAGCCAGTAAACGCATTAAACAGAACTTGGCAAAACGTGGCAAGGGTGTTGGCATTCGTATAGGTGTCAGAACTACTGGTTGCAGTGGATTGGCTTATGTATTGGAGTATGTGGACGAGTACACTGCTGAAGAGGGTGTTACTAATTTTGTTCAACAAGACTTTGTAATATTAGTTGATGCCAAAAGCCTAGTGTATCTAAAAGGACTAACAATGGATTGGGTCCGCAATGGACTCAATGAGGGATTTGATTTCGTCAATCCCAATGAACGTGACCGCTGTGGTTGCGGTGAAAGTTTTAGAGTTTAGAAATATCTAGATCTGCATCAGTGGGCATATCCCAGATTTTTTTGTGATCTGCTCCTGTTCGCTGCGCAAATCGCTTGATATCGCACTCAGAACAACAATGAAAATAGTTGTTGTTCAAACGCTTTCTATCTATTTTTTTTAGATCTCTTTCAAATACGTCATCACAGTCATCACACTTTAAAGTCACAATGGTTTTTGTCCTTGTGTAACTGTGTTGATTGCCCAGCTTACTGAGCCTAACATATTGATTTTTCTGTGATTTGGTCTGAATGAACATCTATTATTTACATTAGGCTTATAAAAACTTTGGATAAATATTATCGATATCCAAACACATAGGATTTGCTATGGCAAGAAAAATTATTAATATTGGTGCAATTGGCAACGACGGCACTGGCGACAGTATCAGAGACAGTTTTAGATCTGTTAACGATAACTTTAGAGAACTCTATAGTTCACTAGGACTAGGTGAAAAACTCACGTTCATAGGCCTAGACGATACCCCTGCATCATTCCCCAACGATTACGAAAATGCCTTGGTTGTTGTCAATGATACCACAGACGGAGTAGTTTTTAAAAAACTAGAAGCAGGTGAAGGTATTCAAATTGATTTTGATACCAGTCAAAATTCCATTGTGGTCAACAGCCTGTTTTCAGACATCTCAGGTGATCCTAGTCCGAATCTAGGAGGTCCAGTTAATGCTCAAGGTGGTGGTGTCAGATATCCCATTGGAAATTTACCTAACATTGGATCTTTTTCCGAACTTACTGATTCGATCGGTAGGATAAACACAGTTCACGGATCTACTGCCACAGAAACAAATAGATTGGCGGCCAACAAAGGCTATGTGGATTCCAAGATATCTCTTCAAGGAATAGATGCCCTTGATCCTGCTACTAATACCACCAACACTGCATTTGGTACCATGACAGGACCGCTGATACTTTCAAGAGATCCTGTAGACGATGATGATGTGGCCTACAATGGTTTGATTGCTGCCACTAAACGATATGTTGACAGTTCTGGTTACAGTAGCACAGTGAATCTGTATGTGAGTACAGCCGGTTTAGATGATCGGCCGGGTGTTGGTCTGGACAGACAAGGTCGCAGTTTGGCCTATGCATATAAAACTCTAGAAGCTGCTCTTAAACGAGCAGAAGAATTGGTACTCGAGGCACCGTTAGAAATTGGTCCTTACAAGAAAGTTCTTACCTGGAACAACGGAGATGAGCCTTGTACCTTGGTAGAAATTGACGATACCGGTGCTACTACAGGCACTGGGTTTAGTCCAGCATTTATTTTTATGAATGTGGATACCGTTGAGATTGCTAGTGGAGGCTTAAACTATCTACCTGGTGACATACTTACTGTTGCAACAGGCACAGGCACTCCAGCAAGATATCAAGTGCTGTCAGTTGGTCCCGGTGGCACAGGAGGACGAGGTCCGGTCACTGCCATTAGACAGATCACTGGCGGCAACTACAGTGTGTTGCCAGCGCCAGTGGCTCCTGCAGCCACTACCTGTCCCGGCAGTAGTATTGGTGTTAGAACTGGATGCACTTTGAATCTCACATTCAAAGTGGCCAGAGTACAGGTTAACTCAGGCGGCCGTGGATCTGGATATGGACTAGTGTCGGTGAGATTTAATGGCGGTGGTGGCAGCGGAGCCTTTGGTGTAGCAGATGTCAGCGCAATTGATGGCGGTATAAACAGTATCAGTATTACCAACGGAGGATCTGGGTTTACTTCTCAGCCATCTATACTTGTGAGTCTTCCAAGATTTAGACTGTCTACTAGTGGGTACAGAACAGACTTTACCGGCAACCCGGCATTGAGCACTGTGGCTGCTAATGCAGCCAAAGACATACGAGAAGGGTTATATCTTCGTGGAGAAACTTCCGGTGCCCTTGCGCAGATTCTAGCACACGACGGTACCCTGGACTCATCCGGCAACGAAGAATTTGACGTTGATATCATCAGTGGAAAATTTTTAGAACCTGGAGATTTAGGATATCCAGAAGCTATATCATTCGGCGATGTAACCAAACGTATTCAAATTTCGGTATTCGTGGAAACTGGCATTTATCTAGAAAATCTACCATTGCGTGTGCCTCAAAACGTTGCAGTGATAGGCGATGAATTTCGCAGAACTATTATTAGACCACAGATAGGATTTGATAGTTCCAGTCCCTGGGCATTTTTGAATTTTAGACGAGATCCTATTGTAGACGGATTAACTGTGGCTACCGAACTGTACGGTTATCACTATCTAGCAGATTCTTCACAGCCTGTTTATCCGTTGATCAATAACAAAGGCAACTATACCAGTGCTGCACGACTGATTACTTTGAACAGAAAGTTTATTCAAGATCAGGTCATAGGTTGGATCAATAATCAAATTTCAACAAACACTGCTCCATTTACGTCTGCATTTAACTATAATGAAGATATCTGTTATAGGGACGTTGGATTGATCATAGACTCTATGGTATTTGATTTGAAATGGAGTGGCCAGAATCGTACAATTTCTGCTGCATTGAAATACAAGGGACCAGCAGTTCCGGGCAGTAATCCTGCCTTGGCTATTGGTGCGCAACTGTCTCAGACTGTGGCAGGTATTCAGCGCATCAACACCTTGGCCCAAGACATTATCGACAATGTGAATATTGCAATATTATATACATTGTCCGGTAGTGTGGCCACTACCGCCACAGTACCAACACTACAGACTCTAGACGAAGGTTTGGTGGCAGAAGTAGGATCCGACACTGTGATCACACTGTTGACCAATGCCATAGTTGACGTTATCAGCAACAGTGGAGCAGTAAACTATCCCAAAGACAATGGCGATATGGACATGTTCTTGTGTAACGATGCTGTGATCCTAAGAGCCATGACCTTCCAGGGTCAAGGTGGATTTTCAATGGTCTTGGACCCAGAGGGACAGATTCTTGCAAAATCTCCGTACTGTCAAGAATCTGCGTCTTTTAGTAGAAGTGTAAATACCAAAACATTTGCCGGCGGTATGTTTGTGGATGGATTCGCAGGCAATCAGAAATTTGTCATAGACAGCAAAGACAGTAATATATTTTTACGAGTATCAGGACTGCTGAGACCTCCTAATACGCCTTGCAGTTTCATTGTCAGTGGTGAAATTTACAGAATAAACTACATCAGAGGATATACATTTGGAACAGGTGCTGCCACATCCACCACAGGGGGATTTAGTACCGCTCAATTTATATTGGACGAACTGACACCTTACACCCCTGCTGCTGGATCAATTACCTGTACATTTAGTACTCCAAATATAACTACCGCATCTGCTCACGAACTACAACCAGGTGCTATTATAAAATTCAGTTCCACTGGAACATTGCCAACTGGTATTGCTGCCAATCAAGAATACTATGTGTTGCTGGCTGGATTTACTCTTACTCAATTTAGAGTAGCCGCAGTGGCTGGCAGTACCACAGCAGTAACTTTTGTGGGTGCAGGGACAGGTGTACACAGCTTTATCAGAGTGTTTGAAGTTCTTACGCCCGGTAATCGTTCCATGCTCAGCAACGACTTTACACAAGTTTGTGATCTAGGCTACGGTCTTATAACTACCAACGGCGGTCTAGCTGAAGCTGTCAGTATGTTTACCTACTACTGTCAAATTTCCTACTATTCATTGAATGGTGGACAGATTAGAAGTGTAGGTGGATCCAGTGCTCACGGAAACTTTGCATTGGTAGCAGAAGCCAGTGATCCATTGGAAGTTCCAACTCCTACTGGATTTTATACTGATCTTGCGCAGACTGCCACAGTTTTTGCTGCCACAGTTGACACATTGAACGAAAAAGGAGAAAACATATTATATGTAAATTATGATGATTTCTTTCCTTTGCCATCCAGTGAATTAGAAATCAATCATGGCGGTCAAATTGTACGATACGTTATCACTACGGCACAGATCAACGACGTTGCTACCAAACGTGCAAAATTAAATATCAGCACAGGTGGTGGTCTTGTAGCAGCAGTACCGCATGGACAACGTGTCACTGTTAGAAACAACAGCTTTCATGTGTTACACGGAGACATAGTAGAAGTAGCAACTAGACCTAGTACTGCTTTGATAATAAATGACAGTAATTTTGTCTATAGGCAATTGGAATTCACAAACTATGATGAAACATATGATCTAGAAACCTATACTGTCACAGGTATAAACTATGGCACTGGAGTTATAACAACTGATATCAATCATAGACAGCGTGCAGGATATCAAGTGAGATTTGTTAAACCTCCAGGCGCAGTGTTACCCAACGAAATTACTGCAGGTGTCACAGTCGACGACGGTGTCATATATTATGTCAAGGCTGCGCCGACACCCACAACATTTACTATTTCTGCTACAGCAACAGGTGCAGGCATAACCACATTTACTGGTTCAGCAGTGTCGGGAAGTCCCACTATGGTTCCGTATGGATTGGCCTTGGCACAGGGTAGAGAAAATTATGATTACATAGAAATCACTGTGTATGAGCCCGGGGTAGAAACAGGAGCAGCCAACGCTGTGACCAGTGTAAGCACAGTGGCCAATACGTTTACCAAAAACAGTCACGGACTCACAGCTGGTCAACCTGTAAGATTCAGTGCTGGTGTGTTGCCCGGAGGTTTGACTGTAAACACAGTATACTTTGTGATTACAGCTGGGCTGACTGCTAATGATTTCAGTGTCAGTACCAGAGCTTTGATAGACAGCACATTTATAGGTGTACCTACTGCTTTAGCATTTGCAGTAGGACCAACACTGGGAGTGTCCACTGGTGCAGGTCCTTATTTTACAACTATTACAGATATCACCTGCTTGGAAAATTTTGTATTAGGGTCAAGTTTGGTCACAAGACCAAACATCACCGGCGTGACTGCGGTAGGTAACGGTACCACCTGCACATTGACATTTGCTGCACAAAACGTTCCTCCATATTTGCCATTCCAGTTGATTACTGTGAGCGCATTTGCTGTAGGTGGTGTGCCATTCAATGGCGCACAAACCGTGGTGACCTGTACCAATACCACTGTGACATTTGCCAGCGCAACCATTGCTACAGACAGCGGTGGTGTCATAGCTACTGGTGGTACAGGCGCATTAGGTGCGGACTCAGTGATTTATTCTGTTTCTGCAGCTACCAACAGCATTGTGGTGCAGTCTTCTACAGCAGCCACAACAGGAACGATAGCTTTCCAACTAGAAGGCAGCGTGTTAGATATCACTACATCCGGCACCACTGTCTCCTACAAACTGATTCAAGGTGAACGTGGTGATACCACATTTGGTATAGGAAATCTAGGCGGCAGTGACGGCAATAGATTGCTAACTGGTATAGCTGCTGGTACATTTTATAGATTTGTTCACGAAGGCCAAGAATACGAAATAACCAATTATCAAGACAGTGATACAACTCTTCAAGACTATGCACTGCTGACAGTCAGTCCAGCATTAGTACGCAGTGTGGTAAGATTCAATGATCCGCCTACTCTCAAAGGATCAGCTCCAGGACCAGGTGCGCTGACTGATGGTACACTAACTATTAGGATCAGTTTGACTCGTGTGACATCACACGATCTATTGGAAATTGGTACAGGCGGCTATGCCGATACTAACTATCCTAGTGAGATCTACGGGCCGCCCGTCAATTCAATTATTTCAGTACCGACATATGCCACGCAATCGGATACTGAAACAGGGCAAGTGGTACTACGTGCTCAGATGCAAGAACGAGGTTCGGGTCGCACATTCTTTGTGACCACTGACCAATTTGGTAACTTTAACGTGGGGCCATTCTTTAGAGTTGATCAGGGTACTGGCACTGTTACATTCTCTGCTAGTATTGCCCTGAGTCAGTTAGACGGACTAGGATTTAAACGTGGTACAACTATTTCAGAATTCTCCACAGCAATGGACGAAGGTCGTGTTGATGCGGTGCCTACAGAATCAGCAGTTAGAACCTATATTGGTCGTAGGCTGGGATTAGATTTCAATGGCAACGTTATTGCTCTAGGCGATCGTGTGCCTAACAATGTGGGATTCATGGCTCTCAGCGGAGATTTGCCTTGGGTTGGACCTGCTAACATGGATATGAATTCGTACAAGATTCAAAATCTTGGGGTGCCTACATTAGCCAGTGATGCTGCCAGACTGGACAGCATAACCATTAACAATCTCAAAGACACAGACGGAACCAACCTGTTTAACTTTACACAGTCACAATCGGGACAATTGTTAACCTTGGATGGCACAGGTAACACCATTATCAATGTGACACCCACAGGCGAAGTTACTTTTGACATATTGCTAGGTGACAGCACAACCAACGTCATAAGAACTACCATTAGTGATGGTGTCATTGACGATGCAAATATCATGTCCACAGCGGCTATTGATCAGGCCAAATTGAGTTTGAACAATGCCTATGCTACCATATCAGCCAGTATTACCAACATCACTGCAACTGGCAGCGGTTCTGTGGCCACTATCACATTCCCTTCAGCACAGTCCAGTGCTCCGTTTACAGCAGGACAAAAAATTGTAGTCACAGGATTAACCGTGAGTGGATACAACGGAACTCATACTGTTTTGGCGTGTAATACCACTACAGTAACCTATAGCAGCACAACTACAGGATCCGGCATAAGTGGTACTGTCTCAGCTCTGCGAGGTATATCAAGTTTTGATACTGCGCAATTCACACTGACCAACGGTTGGGTCACAGTCAAAGACAACGGTCTGGCGCTGAGTAAATTGGCGCAGGTTGGAGCAGATAGACTGCTGGGCAACAGTTCAGCTTCAACAGCCAATGTTGCTGAAGTGACTTTTGCCACTGTGGTTGATGAAGGTTTGGCTCTGAGACTGTCAGATTACGGCAGCGCCACAACTACTGGCTATCTACGACACACCGGCGGAGATGGCACCGTTCGTGCAAGTTGGGCGTATAGTATTGTTGACGAAGCTTCATCAAACACTGCGAGCACCTTGGTAAAACGTGATAGTAACGGAGATTTTGCTGCACGTAACGTTGATCTTTCGCAGCTTAAAATCGACGGTATACTATCTGTTGATAGCAATGCCAGCGGTACTGGAGGATTTCTTCAGTACTATGGTTTCTTGGGACAAGTGGGTATTTTCATAGGTGATGGTACAGTACCAGCCAATGATAAGAAAACTTTCTACAACAACACACAACACATATTCCGCAGTCAAGACAGTGCCACAACATTTGCCACTCTTGATTCTACCGGTATCAGTGTAGCAGCATTAAAAAGTTGTACCAGTATCAGCACAGGTGGTATAACAACTCCGGGTACGATTACAGGCTATTGGTCACTGGATGGCTCCAGCAGATTCCAAGCAACTTACGCTGCGGATTTGGCAGAATACTACGAAGGCGATCGAGAGTATGCTGTGGGCACTGTGTTGATATTTGGCGGCGACAAAGAAGTCACTATAGCCAATCGACAAGGTGATCATAGAGTGGCTGGCGTCGTGAGCGATAATGCTGCCTATTCCATGAATGGTGATTGCCCAGGATTTAAAAATCAAGTGGCTCTACAGGGTAGGGTGCCTTGTCGTGTAGTTGGAAAGATTGAGAAAGGGGATCTGCTGATTGCCAGCAACATTGCAGGCTGTGCTGTGAGTGCAGGCGGCGATGCTAGAACAGGCACAGTGATTGGCAAAGCACTAGAGAACTACGATTCAGATCATATTGGCACTATTGAAGTGGCCGTGGGAAGAAACTAATGGCACAACAGACACTAAACGCAGGCAGTCCTCCAATTGTATGGAGCACAGTAGAGGAAGCATTTACAAAAATAAATGCCAACTTTGATGAACTGTACGGTAGCATAGGGGGACCGGGAGGAGTACTAGACTTTACCAGTCTTAGCACTGATATCAAGCCCAGTGCTAGCGAAGTTTATGATCTAGGTAGCCCGACAGCTCGTTGGAGAGATCTTTATCTAGCTGGTTCAAGTTTATATCTTGGCTCAGCTCAGATAACTGCCAATCTAGCAGGTGTATTAAATCTGCCATCGGGTACCACTATAAACGGACAACTGATTATAGATCCTGCAAACACAGCTTTTAAAACTTTCTCAGTGGCAGGACAGTCGGATATTGTGGCAGACAGTGTGGTAGATACACTGACTGTGGCAGCTGGCAACAGTGGTATAACATTGACTACCAATGCCACTACTGACACACTAACAATTGCCAACAGTGGTGTAATAGGCCTTGCAGGTACTGTGGGGCAGATCGGAGTCAGTGCTGCAACTGGTACAGTGACATTGACCAATTTGGGCGTTACTAGTTTGGCAGGCACAGCAGGTGGCATCGGAGTAAGTGCTGCTTCAGGTAGTGTGACCCTGACCAATCTTGGTGTCAAACAGATCGTAGGAACTGCTAGTCAGATCGGTGTAACTGGTGATGGCACAGGAATAGTAACCATTACCAATTTGGCGCCAGCAAGTCCAACATTTAGATTTATTGTTGTAGACGGTGCTACCTTACAGCCAGTGGCAGCTGACAATATTTCAGATACACTGAATTTGATATCCGGTAACGGACTAACAATTACCAAAGACACTGCAACAGATACACTAACATTCAGTGTAAACAGCAATTTAGATATCAGAGGTTCAGTGTTTGCAGATGACTCTACCATGTTGGTAGATGCTACTAACGGTGTACTGAGAGGAAATTTTATAGGTTCAGTGTTTGCAGATGATAGTTCGCAGATCATAGATGGCAACTCTGCCACAATCTACGGTAATATAGAAGCCACAACATTAAGAACATCAGATTCAAGAGTAACACTAGGTATAGGCGCAGGGGGCGACGGACTGCAAGGTTTAGACTCTGTTGCTATCGGAATCGTAGCAGGTGGATTTAATCAAGGAGACTACGCTGTTGCTATTGGTTCTGGTGCAGGCAATGTTAATCAAGGGAATCGTGCTGTTGCTATCGGAGCCGCCGCAGGTGCAGGTCAAGGCGATTACGCTATTTCTATAGGCAATGGAGCAGGGTATCCGTCAGCTGTTTCAGGATCCATTGCAATTAACGCATCTGGATTTACACTAGATGCACCAGCGGCTGGTTTCTATGTTAATCCCGTTAGAAATCAAACTGGCACAAGCGGCATTGTACAATACGATTCTAGTACAAAAGAAGTTACGTATAATTCCGCATTAGGATCAGTAAGCGGCACACTTAGCGGTACGTTTACTGGAAATATTTTTACATCATTGATTGATTCAGCAGACAGTTCAGCAATTACTGTTACTCCTAAAACAATTTTTAGTAGCGATGTCAATGTAGAAAACGAGCTTACTGTATCTAATGGTATTACATTCAGTGACGGTAGTGTACTAAAAAGTTATAGTCCTGTTACAGTAATTGCTGCCACAACAACTACGCAGACAGTAAACGACGGAGCAAGTGCCTCATTTATACAGTTTGTTGACACAGTTGACACTGCTAATTCGTATAGTACTGGAACATTTACAGTACCATACACAGGTTACTATCAGATCAACATGTCAGTATATTTCTCAACCACAGTAACATTAAACCCGGGTAGCTTTCTTACTATAGATACTAACCTTGATGTCACTAAAGCGGTTGTAATTTTCAATGGTTCTTGGACTGGCAGTTATCTACACTACTCAACTGTAATGCCGGCCTCTGCAGGAGATGCTGTTAGAGTTGCTATAAGACAAGTCAGTGGTGGACCTGTTGACATATCGAGTAGTAGTCGACTAGCAATACACCGCGTGAGCATAGGAGCGTAAAATGGCAAAACAGAATATTAATGTAGGTACCACAGCTAACGACAAGAAAGGCGATAGCCTACGAGCCGCGTTCCAAAAAGTCAATGCTAACTTCACAGAACTTTACACAGCACTGGGAATAAATGCGGATGTTAATTTAAATATTGGTGCGTTTGAATTCACTGGTAGTACTATCAGTACCACTGACAGCACACCCGTTGTGATTGATCAAGCAACCACCATAACCAGTAACTTAACAGTTGGCGGAGATATGTTGCCTAGTGTGGCCAATGGTGGCGATCTAGGTAGTTCAACATTGCCTTGGCGCAGTCTGTATGTCAGCAACAACACAATTTTCCTAGGTGGCATAGCATTATCTGTAGACGCCGGCGGCAATCTATTGGTCGATGGCAGTCTAGTAACAGGTGGCGGAGGATCTAGTGTAACTACCAGTTCAACTGCTCCAGCAGACCCTAGTCTAGGCGACCTATGGTATGACACTGCATCGGGCAGAACATATGTTTATTATGATGCTAGTTGGGTTGATGCCAGTCCCGTAGATGGTGTAGGTATCACCAGTTACAACGACCTAACCAACAAACCTACTTTGTTCAGCGGCAGTTACAACGACCTAACCAACAAGCCCAACCTGGGCGGCACATATCAGTTTTCAGTGGCTGCAGATGATTCAACACAGAGATTAATATCTGCAGATGAAGTCATCAAGTTTGTAGGTGCAGGCGGAGTCACCACAGCCAGTGATGCAGAAGGCAATATTACTATCACAGGAACTATACCTTCCAGTCTGGTCAACGGTGCTTATTCGGTTGTGCAAGAATCAACTGGCAATTTCAAAGTCAATGCACAGGCTATCGTTTCAGAAAATCAACTGGCTATTGAAGGTGATGGACTGGTGCAACTTCAATCAGCAAACGGTTCTTATATCAGTGTATGGAATGAAGGCAACACCAAAGAAATCAACCTAGTCTTAGTTGATAATGCTGAAGATCCCTCTCAAACTTGGACATTTAACACAGACCGCACCTTGATCCTGCCTGATGACAGTAGAATTAAATCCGCTACCAACATCGACATCACCATAGACACTCCGGACAGCAGCACATTCAATTGGCGGTTTGGAGCGGACGGTGACCTAACACTGCCAACTGGCGGAGTTATTTCAGAAGGCGTTGTTACCAGCAATCCCACTATTCAACTTACACCAGCAAGCCCAGAGGTAGCCAGCCAAAAGTTAGTAATTAAAGGCGGCGGCTCGTATATCTACACTGACAACGGCATAGAAATAAATTATTATGTCAATACTGCTCAAGTTGGTGATACTCTTACTTTCTATGTTTATTCAGATACATATGCTGATCAAACACTATACTGGTGGATCTACCCAGAAGGTGCTGGCATCGCTGATCCAGACTCTGGTACAGTAACATTAGACGGCAGCGGCGGTGACTTTAGTATTCTCGTTGACAGTGATGACTACGAATTTACTATTCGTGTATCACCTGAAGAAGATAATTACGATCCTGAAAGTATAGGCGTTGAATCAGGTTTGATCAACAGTGACGCACCTTCATATGTAGGAGGTGATCATCACCTACACTTGACCACAGGCGATTTAACAGAAACCAGTATCTTCTTGGGCACTGACGATCACAATGTGCGTACTACCACTAACGGTAAAATACAAATAACCACCCCCAATGCGACTAACAAGATTTGGGAGTTTGACACGGCAGGTGATTTGACCATACCAGGTGATATCAAGAGCAACGGCAACATCAACATTGACATCAACTTGGCAGATTCAACTCTGCGCAGATGGCAGTTCGGTGAAGATGGGGATCTAACATTCCCTAACGGTGTTCTTAAGATTGCCGGTAATACAATTAGCAATTATGTTGCCGGTGATGAAGAGGGCAGCGGAAGTCAACTTGAAGTATCTCAATCAAAGACAGTTATCACAAACGGAGTTACTAATAGTCTTGGCGAAGGTGGCCCGTCACTAACAGGTCAATCTCTATTTGAAGTTAGCACCAACGGAATTCTCAGCTCCTTCCAAGTTATCAATACATTAGGTGAGGGTGAGTCAACACTGATCAGTGAATACCTAACTGAATTAGACAACAATAGCTTTAAGATCGGACAAAGAGCTACTAATGATCTAGGTGACGGTAGCGAACCTCTTGTAGCATTTAATGGGTGGACCTTTGGCATAGAAGAAGACAACATTACGCTGGCAATAACATTCCCAGACGGCACAACACAGACCACCGCAGCCCAAGCATTCTCGTTCAGTGTGGCAGGAGATGATTCCACACAGAGAGTAATCAGCAACAACGAACTCATCAAGTTTACGGGTGCAGGAGGTATTACCACTGCCAGTGATGCAGAAGGCAATATCACAATCAACTATGTTCAAGGTGATATCCGCAGTGAAGGCAACATCAACATCGACATTAACCTTGCAGATTCAACTCTGCGTAGATGGCATTTTGGGGAAGATGGTGAGTTAACAGTACCAGGACCGATTAGTGGATTAGGAAATGCTAAACTAGACTTTACTACTTACGCCAACGTTGCATATCTAACAAGTACTAGTGATGATACTACTGCATTGTATATGGGGTCGGTATCTGCTGAGTTATACGCTCAAACAAATATACTCATCAGGACCAATACTGATGGAGCATCAAAACAATGGACATTTGGTGACGATGGCAGTTTAACATTGCCAGGTAGTATCACACTAACAAATGGTGCTGTGATAAAAGACACAGCTGGCGATGCTGTGGCATTTGGTTCGCAAGCAGGGCTCACCAGCCAGAGCAGTGGCGCGGTGGCTGTCGGTAATGCTGCTGGTCAAACTACTCAAGGTGCCTACTCAGTAGCCATTGGCACCACTGCTGGACTTATTAGTCAGGGACAAAATGCAGTGGCCATTGGTGTAAGTGCTGGTGAAACTTCACAAAGTGTTGATGCTGTAGCCATCGGCAATGCAGCTGGCCTCAGCCTTCAAGGTGCTAACACAGTGGCCATTGGTGTAAGTGCTGGTAATACCGGTCAAGGTGCTGGCGCAGTGGCTATTGGTTACTATGCTGGCGGCGGTGAACAAGGTGTCAATTCTGTGGCCATTGGTTATGCTGCCGGCTACAATGGTCAAGCCGCTAACTCAATCGTTCTAAATGCCACTGGCAGTGTGTTGAATCAATCTATACCTAATACATTCAAAGTGGCACCAATTAGGAATATCAGTGCTACCAGTGGAGTATTGCAATACAACGACAGTACCAAAGAAGTTTCATACAGTAATAGTGTCACTGCTGAAACATTCAACACGGATCAGATCACTGTTGTGGGCAATAGAATCAGCACAACGGTCACAAACGCCAATCTTGAAATAGAATGCAATGGCACTGGTGGTGTGGTGATCAACACCCTAGCAGAAGCTACCACTGCCAGCACAGCCAGAAGTGCTGGTTATCTAGGTATCCCGGCAAGCGCAGTTTCAACCACTAACACATTGACCATAGCAGATGCTGGTGAACACATTTATGTAACAACCAACAGTCAGACAATAACAATTCCAGCCAATGCTTCAGTGGCCTATCCAATAGGAACCACTCTCACATTCATTGCTGGACCAAGTGCTACCACAGTGACCATTGCTATTACCTCAGACACACTGAGATTGGCTGGCGGCACAAGCACTGGCACAAGAACA